CTGCTCGATGGCAGTGCGATGGCCTCTCGTAACGTCACGATGGTTCGTCCTAATGCTGCGGGTGGTCTGAACCTACGCCGTCGTATTGCTACGGCGAACAACGGTGAGATCATCGTCGGTAATCCTGAAGACGTTGTGATGCTTCAGTTCCAGAACACCAATGGTCTTCAGATCAGCGCTCAGGAACTAGATCGTCTGACACGAGAGATCGGCGGGGCCTTTATGCTTGGGTCTGCTGCTACTCGTGACAGCGAACGGACTACGGCCTATGAGATCCAAAGGAACCAACAGGAACTAGAGGCTACCCTGGGCGGTGTGTACAGCCAGCTTAACCGGGCGATGCAACAGCGTCGTTTGGAACGGTTGATCGTACAGATGCAACAGAACGAACAGTTGCCTGTGTGGCCTAAAGGTCTAATTGAACCTACGATCCTTACGGGCCTTGAGGCCCTTGGTCGTGAGAGCGATGTGACCCGTGTACAAACGGCGCTTCAGTTCCTACAAGGCCTGCCGCCTGAAGTTCTGGCGTATGTCAAATGGGACGAGTTGCTTTACAAGGTGTTCTATGGCCTAAGCCTGCCTGACTCTGTGAAGACACAGCAAGAAGTTCAGGAAGAACAACAACAGCAGCAAATGATGCAGGCTCAGAACCAAGCTATGGCAGCTGGTGGACAAGAGCTTGCAACAGGAGCAGCGCAGGCTATGATGAGTGAAGCTCAACAACAACAAGGTGTCTAAATATGGAACAAACTGAAGTTGTCCCAGGCTCTGAAGAATACAATCAGCTTATGGCGGATAAGTTCCGCAATCCTGGGACAGAAGAAGACATAGAACAAGACGTTGTCCCCGTGCCTGATATGCCTACTGAAGGTGTTGATAAGTATTACGACAACGATACAGGCGCTTACAACTGGGAAGCACATGCGCGAGAGTTGCTCTTCAACGCAAACGGACGCCCAAAGGACCAAGAAGAAAAAACCCAGACTGCCGAAAAAGCCGCAGAAGAACCAAGTCCAGAGGCCGAAGAACAAGAAGTATCAAACATTCTTGTCAAAGCTGGGCTAGATACTGAAGAGATTGGTCAAAAGATTATTGAGCAAGGAGACCTATCTTCTGAGGACTATGAGGCCCTAAAGAAAGTCGGCATTCCAGAGGATCTGATTAAGTCCTATGTTCAATCGTATCGCTACCAGTTCGAGACGGAACGTAAAGCTGCTTTGGAGTACCTTGGTGGCGAAGAGCAATGGGCTCAGACTATGCAATGGGCTCAAGAAAACCTGTCTGAAACAGAAGTGGCCGACTTTAACAACCTGCTTTCTACGTCTTCGTGGCGTTTGGCAGCGGATGGTCTAAGGGCCAGAATGTCAGAAGCTACGGGAACACGCCCCGCAACCCGCGAGCCTACGCTTATTCGTGGTGAGAACTCTGCGGCCCCGTCGTCAGCTGGTTATCGCAGCAAGGCTGAGATGAAAGCAGACATGTCGTCTAAAGAATACACCACGTCTCCAAAGTTCCGAGAGCAGGTTATCAAAAAGATACAAACTGCTACCTGGGACTTAGATAACTAAACTATCATTCTTCTGCCCTAACGACTAGCTGAGACCCCGATACGTCGGACAATCCCACGAAGTTAACAGAGCAACCCAACCCACTTTTACCTTCAATCTCATTAGGAGAAAATAAATGGCATTAGGTGATGCTTCCTCTCCAGTTCGCTTTGGTAAGGGTGCTTCGTCTCCAGTTGACAATCGGGAATTGTTCCTCAGTGTCTTTGGTGGCGAAGTGCTTACGGCCTTCGACAGCGCAACTGTTACTCTCGACAAGCACTTCATTAAGAATCTTTCTGGTGGTGCTAAATCCTATCGTTTCCCGAAAACTTGGAAGGCGGCTGCTGAATATCACACGCCGGGTTCTGAGCTACTGGGGACCGACCTTTCGACCAGCGAACAGGTCATCACGGTTGACGACATCCTTGTATCGCACTACGCGATCTCTGATATCGACCGTATCCTGTCTCACTTCGACATGCGTTCCATCGTCTCTAACGAGATGGGCCGAGCGCTTGCTAAAGTGTTCGATCAGAACGTGTTCCGTCAGCTGATCTTGGCATCCCGTACCGCAGCAGCTTCGCCATTCCCCGGTGGTACTGCTATTACGGACGCCAACTTGGCTAACGACGCAACGCCGTCTGGTATCGCTTGGATCGACGCTATCCGCGAAGCGAACATTGCGTTGTTCAACCAGGATGTTCCAGAGGATATGCAGCGGTACTGTGCTGTTCCTGTGGAAATCTTCGATGCCATCAAGTATGCGACCGACTCCAATGGTCAGTACTTGGTTCTGAATCGTGACTTCCAGGCCGACAACGCAGGCGGTATCTCTGACCGTGCTGAGATGATCAACATCGATGGTGTGATGGTGGTCAAAAGCCGCAACATGCCAACGACTGATGAATCTGCTGCTGGTGGTGTGTTCAGCAAATACCGTGCTAATTACTCCACGACGGTTGGTGTCATGTGGTGCCCACAGGCTATTGCTACTTGCAAGCTTATGGACATCAGCCTTGAGACGGAACGTGACGTTCGTCGTCTTGAAGACTTCTTGGTCTCCAAGCTCTTCGTTGGTCATGGTGTTCTGCGTCCAGAAATGGCCGTAGAGTTCAAGTCCGCTTAATCTGATTGAGGGGCTGCTTGTAGCAATACAGGTGGCCCCTTAGTTTTTCAGGAGGTACTATGGGTCTAAGCAAGATCGAAGCTGTTAACATTGTCCTAGAGTCTATCGGTGAATCACCCGTTTCGTCTCTTACCTCTGGCCTTCCTGATGCTGAAGCAGCTGAAAGCAAACTCAACGAAGTTAACAAGTCCGTCCAAGCGCGTGGATGGCACCAGAACATTGACTACAATTTGAAACTAACGCCTAACAGCAATAATCTTATTTATATTCCGTCGAACTATTTGCGCGTTGATACGACACAAGAACACCAATCTATTAACGTCACTGTTCGTAACTACAACAATCGTTTGGCACTTTACGATATCAAAAAGCAGTCCTACGAGTTTACACAGAACCTGAATGTAGATGTTGTGTACCTTCTAGAGTTTGAAGATCTAAGCTTAGAACTAAGCACATACATTGCGTACCTTGCAGCTCGTAAGTTCCAAGAGTCCCAAATGCAATCTGTGGCCCTAGATAACTTCACACGCCGTGGTGAACTTGAGGCCTATGCAGCCTTGTTGGACGCTGAGTCTGAGACAGACGACGCCAACATCCTGACGGACAGTGCTTACGTTTCATACGCAACCTACCGACATCACGGTCTATACGGGCGGTAGAATGGGAACTCTTATAGAGCAATCGCTTAAGACGTTATACCAAGGCGTAAGCCGTCAGCCTGACTCTCTGAGGCTCACTGGGCAAGTACAAGAAGCAACCAATGTTCTCACGTCTGTGATCAGCGGGGGCCTAGAGAGCCGTGCGTCCTCACGACATATCGTTAAAAACACATTCGCTTATACAGCTGATAAACCTTGGTGCTACGCTTATGTTAGAGACGCAGTAGAACAATATATTATTGTCGTTAAAAATGGTGACCTAAAGGTCTATAACCTAGCAGGTGCAGAGCAGACTGTTGAGTTTCCCAACGGCAAAGCATATCTAGCTAATACCAACCCAGCAGAAGGTTTTTCTGCAACTACGATTGGCGACATCACGATTGTTGCTAACAAAGACTTTACAGTCAGTATGGCTGAAACGACATACACAAGCGGTGACAATCCTACAGCTCTTGTTACGTCACGCACAACGACCACAGGAACTAACGCGCTTGTCATCGACAACCTGAACGACACAGCGACTGATGGTGTTGAAGTGTGGTCTAAGAACGGCGCACTTGATGGGTCTTCGATTGCAGACGACATCATCACACACGCGTCTTTCACAGGCTTTACAGCAGGCTACCGAAACTTCACAGTTACACAAAAACCAAACGACCGGGATCTTACGGTTCTTGTAGAAAACACAGACGGTCATCAGTTCACGATTTCGGACAACGGGTCTGATGCCACATACGGCGTAAAGGCCTTAAGGCAGCTTGTAGATATTCCGAGTGATTCCCACACGCACAACATCACCGCAGCAACACAAGCGAACCCTGTTGTCATAACGACAGTAGACAGCCACTCTTTCACGTCATATCAAAAAGTCAGCATCGACAATGTTGCGGGCATGACTGAACTAAACGGTAATCAGTATTTCGTCAGTAAACTTACAGCAACAACGTTCGCTTTGTATAGCGACTATGACCTATCGACCTCTGTCGATGGCACAGGGTTCTCAGCGTACTCAAGCGGTGGCGAGACAATCACAACGCAAGTCTACGCAAACGTAAGAACATCACGCTCTCTGCTGCCTAACTGGGCTCCTGAAGGTTACTATGTGTTCCTAACGGCCACAGAGACAACAGACGGCTATTGGGTTAAGTTCAGCCAGTCACAAGACGCTTGGATCGAGGCGGCCAATCCGTATCAGAACAACGCCTTTGACCTGACGACGATGCCTCACTTCCTGACGCGGAAGGCTGACGGAACGTTTACGTTTGGTCATGGGACGTATGATGCTCGTGGTGCCGGTGATACACAGACCGTTCCTAACCCAGACTTTGTGGGCCGTAAGATCAAACAGATCACAACGCACCGCAACCGTCTTGCGATCATCTCAGGCGAAACGGTGTTCTTCTCTCGCTCACGGTTGTTCTTTAACTTTTGGCCAGAGTTCAGCACCCAAGTTCTAGACAGCGATCCGTTTGGTCTACAGGCCTCTAGTGACGATATAAACGAATTGATCCATGCGTTCCCCTTCAGGCGATCATTGTTCTTAAGTTCCGACAGATCACAGTTTGAGGTGTCTTCAGACCAACAGGCGTTTACGTCAAAGAACGCAGTGATCGATACAGCTACGGCGTACATCACAGAGCCCAAGTGTGATCCTGTGGCCCTTGGGAACCGTATGTACTTTGCGGCCAAGAGTGGTCGAGACGCCTTGGTATTCGAGTATCAGTACAACGATGCGTCCCTATCGACCACAGCTGAAGACATTACGATCCACGCTCTTGGGTACATACCGGCACCTATCGTTCACATCGCAGCTGATAGTGCCAATGAGATGATGTTCTGCATATCTGACTCAGAGCGAAACTCTCTGTACATCTACAAGACCTATACGGAACAAGAGGCCAAAGCACAAAGCGCCTGGTCCAAATGGGACTTTGGTACAGGAACGTATATCCATTGGGTTGGTGTTCTTCTAGGTGACATGTACATGTACGTCACCAGGGGCACTGAGACGTTCTTTGAAAAGATAGAACTAAGGTACGAGCTGTCAGACGACAAACACCCGTACCAGATCTGTCTAGACCAGACGTTCAATTCCCAAGGATCTTACAGTGTCTCAACGGGACTAACGACCTGGACGACGCCCTATCTGCACAACAACAAAGCAGCTGTTGTCTTATCCAGCGACTTCCCAACAGGACAGGTGGGTGAGCGGCTTGCTGTGTTGTACCCAACAACAACTACCATAACTGCTGTAGGTGATTATTCAGCAGCCGACGCTATCCTGGGCGTTCCCTTCACCCAAGAAGTCCAACTATCAAAGCTGTTTGTTCGAGCAGACGCTGCTGGTAAGATGACTGTTCAGACAGGACGGTTCCAACTCAAGCGCCTTCAGTTTAACTATCAGGACACAGGGTTCTTTAAGATCGAAGTGACACCTGAGTCACGTTCACAGCAGACGTTTACCTTTAACGGTACGCTGATTGGTACAGCACTGGTAGGCGGTATAGGCATTGAGTCCCTTGGGTCTTTCAAGGTTCCCGTTAGGACTAACGCCAACACGGTAAAAGTTAAAATCGTAAATGATTCAGAGAAACCCATGATCATTACGTCTATTGATTACACCGGGTTCTTCAATGAACTGACGAGGCAGGAGTAGAAGCTATGTGTGATCCCATTTCAATGGCACTTATGACTGTGGCTTCTTCTGTAGCGTCCACCGTCATGACAGCATCGGCAGCAAACGCGCAGGCTGATGCAGAGTTCGAAGCAGCAGAGGCACAACGTAAAGCTGAAGAACAAGAAGCCCTTCGTGGTATAGCACAAGAGCAACAGGAAGGCCTTGAGCAACAGTCTGACATTATGCGTAGGTCTCAGGAGGAACTTGGGGCCGCGCAGGCCTCAGAGAGTATGCTTACTGAATCGTCTTTAGGAAACCTTTTGTACGCTGCTGAATACGGTCTAAACGTAGGCCTTGGTCGTATTGAAGAACAGACGGCAAGAGACGCTGCCTTTAGGGCATCACAGCAAGCAGATGCCATTTCAAGGCAAGGGACAAGAGGCGTCCAGGCCGCAGGAAGAGCAGGCCAGCAAATCTCATCAGCTGTTGGATCAACTCTTAAAACAGCTGTTGGTGCTGGAGCCAGTATTTATAATGCCCCTAACACACCAGATCGTGGAACAGGTATTGGATCAGCTGGTGGATCATAAGGAAAAAAGCATATGAGACAAGGCAGAACCCCAGGCTATTTTCCAGATCTTAAAGCTGGCACAGGCGTAGGAATACCAGCTCCGCGTCAAAACGTGGTTTCTGAAGTTCGCGCTGATCCAGGCGCTGGGTCTTTTGCCGCTGGTCTTGCTTCTTTAGCTGACGGTTTCACTAATTACTTTGCGGAACAAACACAAGTCGAACTAGCTAAGTCCCAGGATAAAGCTAAAAAGCAAGCGGTTATGGATGCCCGACAGGCTTATGAATCAGGAGTAACTTCTGTTTCTTCTGAGATTACAAAAGAGTACAAAGGCACTTACGCAGACGCCTATTCGTCAGCGCTTGGTTCCTTAAGAGCTAGTGACGCCGAGAAACAGTTTGCTTCTTTTGTTGTAGCAAGTGACCTACAGCCTCATGAAATACCCGAGGCTCGTAATACATATAATAAAGACAACTTTGGGAACGGAACAGGGAACCTTAATTTTGACGCCGCGTTCCAAAAATCATGGACTGCCAATACAGAAAAACTACGGCACGAAAGTACTGTAGCTGCTGCTCAGAAGATCAAAGACACAGCACGGAAAGCTGTGGAAACAAGCATAACAAACGATGCAAAAAACACTGGCGCTCCTAATTTCTTTGAACTTATGAACCAAGTAGACAAAGTTAGGTCTGTCTATCGTGGGTACACAGAAGGTGAAGCTATCTCACACGTCTTTGGTATTTACGGGTTTCAAGCAACACAAAGCGTAACAGGCGCTCTTAAGTATGTTGCTATGCTAGATCAAAACCTTATTCCAGATACAAGCATGATGGCTAAACAAGGAACACCAAGCGCTGTGTTACCTGACGGCACAACGCAAATAACTCCCAGAACGTCTTTTGCAAAACGATTCCCCCGTCAAGCCGCAGAGCTGCGTTCAAAAGCGTTCAAAGCCATCGAAAGCATGAAGACAATTACAGGTCAGCAAAAGTTGGCATCTGTTAGTACTTATGTTAATTCCTTAACGACAAACATCAACGACATTAAAGATATTAACGATATTAACGATATCAGCGCAAAGTTTTTCGCTGCTAGTAGTATGGTAGGTACGCTTGAGGGCACAACAGGTGTGACTCTAACAAACGTAAATAAAGCTAAGGCCTCGTTGAATAAAGCTAAAGCAGAATACGCAACTTTGATTTCAGGGTATCAGACTGTTGAGCAAGTAGCTATTGGTTCTGTTGGAGGCCGGGGCGATGCTCTTGAAGACTACAGGGGCATGGAGCCTAAAGAAAAAGATAAAGCTCTTCGTGTCTTCTTAGGCAAAGGTGATCTGTCAGACAGTAGGTACTTTAGCAAATTCACAAACGCCCTTCGTAATTTTAATGGCTTAGAGCAAAAACCCCCACAGGCTTTCCTAGATATAATCAGAGAGCAGTTTAGTTCTGGAGACAGAAACGCAATGGCAGGCGTCGTTGCGTTTGCGAAGACCCTAGATAGAGACGGGTCGATTGGTGAAGCAGCTCTTGGTAAAGACTCAGAAAACAGGATCTTATACGAGCAAGCAAGGGTAGTTGGTATAGAAGCAGCGCTTAGTTTCCAAGGCGATGAAGAATACATGGCGTCTTTAAAAGCAAGTGCTGAGGCTAAAGGTGACTTAGGGAAAGTCTTATACCCAGATGAAAAACCACAAAAAGCAGGTGAAAAACTTGCAGAATGGTACACAAGTGTAGGAAACGATTTAGACAACCAAACTACCTTTTTATTTTCAGGCAAGCCTCTTTCACAAAACCTTAAGGACGAAATAAGTAAAGTTGCGCCTATACTTAAGGCACGACTAGAAGCAGGCGGCGAATCTGTATCATTAGACGCTGTTAAAGAGGCAGTTGTTGAATACTTTCAGCCAAGAGTGCTGGTTGGCGAAGAGACCGTGATGCTTGGGCTACCAGACTCTCAAAGGGTTTATGCAGGGATGGGGCCGACTGGAAGCCGCCAGATGCCTCTTGAGTACAACAGGGGCTTTGATCCTAAGTTTCAGAACGCTCACATTGGGACGTATGCTCAACCATCTGACGGCAGTGATCCCCAAGACACATATGGGAACATGATCGAAAGCGTTAAGAACATGCCGATTCCTGGTGTCGATGGAGACGCATTAAGCGTAACTATAGGAACAGGAGCACGAACGGGCTTTGGTGTCATTAGGTCCAGTAAGAACTTTGGTGCGCCTATTATGTTTAACGCAGGTCAGGTGCTCGAAAAACCTTTTGGAGACAAAAGAATAGCCAACGCCTTGGTTTCATATTTCTTTCCTCAGTATGCAGGAAACACAGCGGTTTCTCCTGATTACACATTTACTGGTGATTATTCAAAAGACCAAAGACTCGTTAAAGAAGCCTTTGGTTCTGAGTACCAACTGTTGCCTACAGGTCGTGGGTCATATCAGTTGGTTATCCTGCCGTTCTTTAAGGACATTGAACCTATGGAAGACAGGGGCGAAGCGCCACTTGGTGGCCAAGATCTTCGTAGAGCAACTCTAAAGTCTATTTCTGGAGCCCAAATTCCATTAGTGCCTCCTAGAGGAGAACAAGCTGGGGAAGGGATAACACCATGACCGAGGAAACTAAAGAACAACCTAAAGGCCTGTTCGATAAGTTTATGGATCTATATGCTCCACTTGCCCAGCAAGACGCATCACTCTCTCCACAAGATTATGCACAAGACTACAGAGAGAAACAGAACTATGTACTTAAGCAACTTGGGCTCATTTCGCCAACGTCAGGCGTAACGACACCTGAGAACACACGCCCTGCTGAAGACATCCTTCTGAGAAACGGCTCTCAAGACCAACCGACTATGGATGCTGTAGAGCAGTACGTTAACGACAGGGTCAACTATAACCCTGATCTTGGTCCTGTGCCTGTCAAAGATCCTAATGATCCTGATGAATACAGGCGTAACCAGATGATCGAAATGCTGGAGATAAACCGGATGTTTGATGGTCTTCTACAAGCTGACGACTTTGCCCTTCCGACAATCAGTGTCGATCAACGCGCTGCGTACACAAGCCATCTGCTTAGTGTGGTTCATGGTGACAGAGAAGCGCTTGCTAAGAAGCTTGTGTCTAAAGATCTTAAGGCACTAGAGGGTCTAGACGAGGTTAATGCGTTCTATGCGGGCTTTGATAAAAATACTGTTCAGGCAGAATCAACTGGTTCAGTTGCTTTAAACAGTGACTTTATATCGGCGTTAAGAAGCGGTGAATCTAGTGGTAGAACCAGTGCAGAATATAAAGATAAAAAAGGTGATAGGTTTGTTGGGTTAGATCAAGTTGGTTCTCTTAGACTAAAAGACTTTAACAAAGCAACAGGGAATAACTACACACAGAATGAGCTTAAAGCAGACGCTACAAAGCAAGACGAAGTAGCTTCTTGGCACTATAATAACCACGCTGATAATATCAAAAGAACTGGGCTAGATAGGTTCATAGGACAAATTGATCCTAAGTCTGGTGCTGAAATAACACTATCAGGCATGTTGGCGGTTGCTCATCTAGGTGGTTTCACAGGACTGCAAAAGTATTTAACTGATGAGACATACAATCCTAAGGACGAGTTAAAGACAGACCTTTCAAAGTACATGAAAAAGTTTTCAGGACTAAGCGTTGAAGGTGAATCCTCTGGTCCAGACCTCGACTCAGAAGGCCGTCCGTTCCTACGTCCTGAGGTAGGCGCTGAGGTTACTCAAGGCAGTATGCTAGGTTCTGTGTTTGAGGCCGGTAAGCAAGCCTTACAAGCTATTGGTGTTGATGGAGAAACAGGTAAGCGTGTGCTTGATCAACTATCGGAAGCGGGAGTTCTTATAAAAGAGGAAGTCTCAGACCTTGTCTCTGGTAAACCCTCTATGCCCTTACCACCGCGTAGGCCTGAGTTTCTTGGAGGTCTTCCAGAAGCACAGGCTAAAAAGATAAGTACAGAAGAAAGTTATAAAAAACTTAATATAGAAGAAATAGCTAACGATACAGCAGCTAATGGGGTTATGAAGGAAACTGTTGCAATAACTTCTAGGGCTATAGCAAATAGGAAAAACCCCTTGGGTGCGATTATAACTAAGTGGTTTGGTGTCAGTGAAAATAATAAGGTAGGACGGGATACTCTTAAAGCAGTGTTTAAAAGTGCTATTCCTTCTACAGATTGGAAAAACGTAGACTTAACTGACTTTGCTTGGTGTACCGCAGCACTGTCTGCAATTCTGTATGACACCAATAATTTAACGGATAATCAACCTAATTTGGACAGCAGTGACGAGCCTAGTAGGCGTAAACGAAACATTAGACGTGCTGGCATTAGGATTCAGTCTGACAGAAACAAGGCGTTAGCCTATTCTACGGTAGGGACAGCGCTTCCTCTTACCAAAGAAACCCCCTCTTTGTCAGACAGTTATTTCAGCAATGAAAAAATACCTGAGAAAATCCCAGATAACACACCTGTTGGGGCTCTTGTTGTGTTTTCTTGGGGGATGAATGAAGAAGGTAAAGAAGGACGAGGGCACACAGCACTCTACACTGGCAGACAGCAGCTGAAAAGCAGTGATAGAAGTAAAAAAATCTTTGGGAATAATAAGGAAGTTCCTCACATTCTAGTTGCAGGAGGAAACCAAGGAGATCAAATAAAACTAAGCTGGTTCCCTGCCGCTGACGTAAGAGATTTGCGGAAACTCAAAAACATTCCAGACATGACTAGGGAAGAAATCAACCTTCTAAACAGACTTACAAAAGCTGCGGGTGCAGAGCGTAATGTTACGTTCCCTGAAGGTTATGACAAAATCCTGCCGCCCCGTAGGCCTGAGTCTATGGAGTAGAGCATGGGTGGTTTACCTTTAGAACTAATAACCATGCTGGGCTCAAGCCTGATGTCTGGCGTCATGACCCTATGGGGCCAAAGTGCTAAAGCTAAACAAGAGGCCTTCCAGCGCTCCATCGATGGACTTGCGGCACAAACGAAAGCTACAGACGTAGCGCGCCGCTATGAGAACAAAGGGTTCCAAGTCACACGTCGTATCATCGCCCTGTCAGCTGTAGGCGCTGTGATCGTATGGCCCAAGGTCGTTCCGGTCTTTTGGCCTGAGATCCCTGTGACCGTAGGGTACACAGAGTGGCACCCTGGCTTTTTGTTCTTCTCAGGGCAAGAGGAAACAGTATGGCGCGCAATGAGCGGATTGATCCTAACGCCACTAGACACCCACCTCCTTAGTGCCATCATTGGTATGTACTTTGGAGCCTCAATGGTTAAGAACGCGAGGTAGTATGCCTAGAGTCTCTAAAGCTAAAATGGCTTGCAACAAGCCTAAGCGTACCCCATCTCATAAAACTAAGTCTCATGTTGTCAAAGCATGTTCCGGTGGCAAAGAGAAAGTCATTCGTTTTGGTCAGCAGGGTGTCAAAGGATCTCCCGCTGGTTCCAAAAGGAACAAGTCGTTCAAAGCCCGCCACGCTAAGAACATCAAAAAAGGCAAGATGTCCGCCGCCTACTGGGCCAACAAAGTGAAATGGTAATCTCATGAAAAAACCTGGACTGTATGCTAACATCCACGCAAAGCGTAAGCGCATTGCCGCTGGATCTAAAGAGACTATGCGTAAGGCGGGAGCTAAAGGCGCTCCTACAGCCAAGGACTTTAAGAAGTCTGCCAAAACAGCTAAAAGGAAGTACAAGTAGAAATGGTTGAGAAGTTTGTACCAACACTGACTCCAGAGCAACAGCAGACTTCTCGATTCCTAAGTGAACAGTTTGATACATTCAACGCTACTCTAGAGCAGACCCCCGGCACTGTAGACACAGCTGGTGCCTTCTTCACACAAGAAACCATCGTCGGCAGTCTGTTTGAGTATGGTCTTAAAAAAGACAGACACTCAGGCAACTATGTAATAGACAAAAGTTTTAACCCTTTGGTCTATGCGACACAGCGTGAAGAAGAGTATTTCGATATTCTTCCGTTTATCCGTAGCAGCGACTTCAATGACGTGTGGTCTGAACAACAGTTCAAAGACCGAGCTGCGCGATACCGCAGGGAAGCTGAACTTAGAAAGACAATAGAACAAGGCAACACGCTTGGTACTGTTGTTGGCATGGGCCTGTCCTTATTAGATCTTACGACCTTAGTTCCCGTCTTTGGCCTTGGGTCTAAAGTTACTGCAGCTGGTAGGGCTGTACGAGTAGGGGCTGCTGGTGCTGGTGTAACTGCTGGTCACGAGGCGGTACTACAGAGCCTTCAGGACCAACGGACCATGATGGAGTCCGTATACGGCATAGCAGCTGGTGGTCTCTTTGGTGGCGCTTTGGGCGCTATGTCTGGTGTCCTCAGTAAACAACACGTTCTACACCCAGAGAACCCTAATAATCCGTTCAGCGATAGCGCACCTCCTGATGTTGTCGTAGCGCGTCCTGGAGATGCTGATGGAGACGCTGTATCGATAAGGCAGGTCAGACAGCCTGATGGTACTTTTAAGACAGAGTACTACAAGCTGGGAGACGATCCTCAGAACACAGCGTTTTCCTTTGTAGATGACAACGGCAACACTATTGCCATTGACCGTAACGCTCCTATTAGCCAGTTTGAAAATGGTCTTCCTACAGGAACTCAAAGATCTACTGGTCGCGTTGGTCCTGATGAAGCTGTTGATCCAAACGCAGGCCCAAGCACAGCTGGTGCTGCTCAGGTTAAAGCTGGAGAGGCACCTAAAGTTCTAAACATAGGACGTGCTGGTCGAGCGTTAGCTAAAGCTATTCCAAAGCTTCGTATGCTTATGTCTCCCGTTAGCGGAGTACGAGCCACAATGCAAAAACTATCAGACACAGGGGGCGTTATCCTTGAGTCTATGGGTACTGGTGGTTCCCCAGGAAGAACAGCGACTGACATAAAAGCAGCCCTTGAGCTTAGTCACACAGAGTTTGCAATAGGCGTTAAGCAAAAAGCTGGTGACCTGATTGCCAAGATAGGCGGTCCTTCGACCCAAGCTGGACGTACGCTTCAGGAAGCAAAGACCGACGCTCTAAGGTTTGCGGAAGACGCGCGAAAAGTCGTCACAGGCGAACAGCGCCAGAAGATATACATCAAAGACGAGGGGCACTTAGAAGAAGAAGAGATCTCTGCGTTAGTTCGCATGACAGCAATGCGATACGACGATGCTAACCCTATCTCAAAGCTGAATGTAGATAAGCTTAAGGCACGGTTTGGTGTCGATAACACTAAGACCATCTTGGCTGCGGCAAAGGACATAGCTGATGATGTACACGCCCAGAACAAAAAGATGGAGCAGTTCCTACGCGATACGCTTGAGGTTCCTGAAGAACAGCTATTAGGCAAAGACTATGTCATGGCTCACATCTATCTTAGGGACGCTGTGGCTGCTGATCGTGCGGGCTTTGAGGAGATATTGCTTCGTAAGTTTCTGGATGAGCCGACGGAAGAGTTCCTAAACGATATTGACGGCTTTGGTGGAGCTATCACGCCTGACGAGTTTGCAGCTCTAGGCAAACAAGACATCACCATTAACGGCATTGAGTACACCACCAAGACAGGACTAGCAGCAAAGCTTGATATTCGTGAGTCTTGGTCTGGAGACGTGTACGAGCGCGCTCTTCTGGAAGCTGAGATAGAACTAGATATTGCCCTTCAGGTCGCTAATGACTCAAAAAGGGAAGCTGTTCTAGCTGCTCGTGACGCCAGGAAAACAGACACCGAGATTAAAAACGGGTCTATCAAGGAAGCTGTTGATATAAAAGAGCTACGCCTTAAAGACATAGAGGGCAAAAAACTAGAAAGGGCGGAAGCCAAGCGAAAAGAACAAGAGCTAGATACTGAAATAGACATCTTAGAAGCCGAACAAGATGTAATATTTAATCAGTTTCTCGACACTAACACACAAGCTAAAGCCTTTAGAGATAAACTAAAGAAAGCACAAGCTTACGAAGAAAAGATTAAAAAGTGGGAAGGCTACTTTGACGACGTTTCTGAAGCATTTGACGAAATGTTTAATGCCCAGAAACTTACAAGACAGGCCGCAGACGAACTTGAAACACAGCCTCTTAAGATGGCGCAGGCTGAACAAGCGTTAAAGAAACCTAGAAGCGAAGTGCTTGCGAAACTTAGACAACGAAAGGCATCTCTTGATCAAAAAGCTAAAGAGATCGATGTCGAACTAAGCAGGTTAACGGACAGGGTCGAAGAGCTTACGGATCGTATAGACATACACCAAGCTAACTTAGAAAACCTTAAGGCCAAACGCAAAGCCTTGACCGCCCGTCGTGCAGAGACAACGCGCCAAGCTGGTAAAGACAAGACCGCTGCGAAGAAAGCCAAAAAGATCTTACGGGCCAAAGGTAAAGACGCCCCTGTCCACGAGTACGTTAAGCGCCTTGTGTCCGACATTGCGTCAGGCAATCGTCTCCCAGGGTCTATCGACGCCGTAGAGTCCTCCATGAGCAACCGCTTGAAGAAACGTCAGATCACATGGACCAACGACGAGTTGGACGAGTTGTTCGATAGAGGCTTTATGAGCGACGACTTGTTTGGAACAATGGATGTGGCCAACAGAGAGCTGTCGTCACTGATAGGCCTTAAGCAGACTTTTGGAACCACAGATACCATTAAGATCGTAGACGACGCTGTTGAGGCTGTGAACGAAAAGATGAGAGACCCTAACATCAGTGATCGATACAGGCGTCAATTGAAGACACACGCTGATGACGTTAGAGAATCTATGACTGGTATGTTGGACGAGCACATGGGCCGTGCGGGTCCAAAGCCCACAGACAACAACTTGGTAAACACGTTGGCTTGGTCTGCTGATAAACTTAGGAAGTGGGCATACTCTGTCTATGGTCCTGGGTTTATGGTTGGGTCTTTAACTGACCTTGCCCAGAAAGCTTTGGTCAACGGGTTCCACGCTGACAGCGCTTTATTGATGCGTAATGTTGCGGACACGTTCAGAGGCTTGCCTAAGTCTGAGCTAAAAACCATTGTGGCCCACTTAGAAAACACTATGCAGAACAACAGAGCGCTTGCTTTGGCTAACATTGAACAAGAGCGTCTGCCGGGTGCTTTAGGACAACAAGGAAGCCGCACCTACGCCGCTACTAATCTAGTGTCACGAGCGGCTAACAGTCTTACTAACAGTGTGTCCATCTGGTCTGGTATGCAGTGGTGGAACACACGCGGCAAGATCACAGCGCTAAACGCCATGCAACACCATCTGGTCAAAGACATAGGTGACTACGAGGCTGTATTGGCAAAGGCTACTGCCGGAGACACGAAGGCACAAAAGCTGGTTGCCAAGTACGCAAGTTTTAACTTAGACCGTGAGAACATGGCTCTCATCAAGAAGATGATAGACAAGTACCCACCCGTAAACAACAAGGGTGTGTTCGAACTAGACTGGCATCGTTGGCACCAATCGGGACCAGAAGGCGATGAGGCCGTAAAGAACCTTAAAGCCGCTATGATGCGCAATGCTAACCAGGCGATTACGACTCCGGGCCTTGGCGAGAAGCCTTTGTTCATGAGTAACCCTGTGTTCAAGACCATCTTCCAGTTCCAGACCTTTGGGTTCGTTTCGGTCCCTAAGACCATATTGCCTGCCATACAGCGCGGAATGAACTACAAAGACGCAGAGATTCTTCTGTACATGGGCTATGTGTCTGCCCTTGGAAGCATGGTTCTTGTTGCCAAAGATCTCATTAGAGACGGTGAGGTCAAAGAACGTACTGAAACCGAATGGGCCTATGACATCTTTGACCGTTCAGGTTTTACAAACTACTTAAGCCAACCAACAGCAGCTGTGTGGGCAACTGTAACCAGTATGGCTGGATACCCAAGCACACCTGGGCGTTATGGAAACGCTCCTATATCGGGCCTATTAGGTGGCCCAGGGTTAGGTGTAGCAGACAGGCTGGCCACAGGAGTACGAGGAGCTCTCGAAGGGGACACAAACAAGGCTGTTAAAAACCTTCAGAAAGCGCTTCCTTATAAACAAATGTTTGACGTTATGAAACAAATAGGAGAGGAGTAGAACTAATGCCATACGCAAAAGATAGCTACACAGGCGACGGTTCTACGACGGACTTTGTCATCACGTTCCCTTACATCGAAGCGTCTCATGTGGTCGTTAAGGTCGATGGTATCACTAAGACAAACCCAGACGACTACACGTTCACCACAGACCCTCAGAAGATCAGGTTCTCTACAGCCCCAGCTAGTAGTGCCATTGTTCTTCTAGTTAGGTCTACGTCTCAAACAGCACGTCTTGTGGACTATCAGAGCGGTGCGGTTCTCAGTGAAGAGATCTTAGACAACGACAGCCTGCAAGCGTTCTATCTGACACAGGAAGTGTGGGACATCGCAGAGGAAGGATCTATTGCTGTTGGAACCACGACAACAAGCGCAGCTGGTGGTAACGCTTCTGTTGTTAACGCTGGTACTGCTGCAAACGCTATCCTGAACTTCACGATACCTCGTGGGCCTACAGGGCCTACCGGCCTCACAGGTGCCACTGGACCAGCAGGTACTAATGGTACTAATGGTGCTGATGGCGCTGATGGTGCTGATGGTGCTGATGGTGTCTTTACGGTTATTGCCTCACAATCTGAAGCAGAGGCAGGAACAAACAACACTAAAGGCATGACGCCCCTACGAGTTAAACAAGCAGCTTTCCCTGCTGTAAGCGCAGCCGCAAACGGTTACATAGAGTTAGGCGGTGGTATCTTAATGCAATGGGGATACAAAGCAGACACTGGGGCGGCAATGCAAATAAATTATCCAACATCATTTACCAGCGCTGTGTATTCAATCCAGTTCTCTATGGTGCGAAACGGCGCTAACTATCAGAACATTACGGTTAATACGGACTACGCGACCAGCTTAGACCACTTCGATATAACGTGGGACTCGGCAGCTGACGGCCTGCTTTGGTTTGCAATAGGAGTTTAAGCATTGGCATATGCTAAAGATACTTACACAGCAACAGGATCTACGGACCTCTTTGACGTTTCGTTTTCCTACTTGTCTCAAAGCCACGTCAAAGTTTATGTTGACGATTTTCTTGATGAATCAGTTGTCTGGATAAACGACAGCCGCATCCAGCTTTCATCTGTGCCAACTGCTGGAGCTTTTGTTTCTATCGAGCGACACACGTCGCCCGGACAGCGTCTTATTGACTATCAGACTGGCGGTATCTTAAGCGAAGAGACGCTTGATACAGACAGCTTACAAGCGTTCTATCTGGCCCAAGAGTCTTTGGACAATGTTGTTGATCGGGTGTCTTCAGCTACGGTTGATACGTTCTCAGCTGATGGCAGCACCATATCTTTTGGTCTAAGCACGACACCTCTTAGCGCAGAGAACACGAACGTCTTTGTGAGCGGTGTGTACCAACAGAAAAGCAAATACGCAATCAACGGACAGACCATCACGTTCGATGAATACCCGCCGCCTGGTACTGATAACATACAGGTCATGTCGTACTACAACGCTCCAGGAACGTCGTCTATTGATACGTTTTCAGCTGATGGCAACACGACAGTATTCACACTGACATCAACACCTACGTCTAAAAGCTTAACTAATATCTTCGTTAATGGCGTCTATCAGAACAAAGACACCTATGAGGTTTCAGGAACTACGCTGACGTTTGATAGCGACCCACCGCCTGGTACTGATAATGTTGAAGCTGTTGTTCATACAATATCAATAGCCTCTACAGGTGCTTTTGGACCTACAGGTGCTACTGGTGTTGCTGGCCCTGCTGGTCCAACAGGCCCTGCGGGTTCTACTGGTCCTACTGGTGCTACAGGCGCTACTGGTCCTACAGGCCCAACAGGCCCAACAGGCCCAACAGGCCCTGCTGGTGCTGATGGTGCTGATGGTGCTGATGGCGCTGATGGTGCTGATGGCGCTGATGGTGCTGATGGCACCAGTATCATCGTCGACAACTCAGTAGGTGCTACTCAGCTAAACGTCACAGGCAACGGCACAACATCACAATTTCTACGATCTGATGGTGATGGTTCATTCACTTGGGCAGTACCAAACGGTGTCACCGCTGTGACAATCAATAACACCACCACCAGCGGAACCGTTGCGCCAGTTCTTAGTGTTTCTTTGTCGGGTTCTATAACAGGTTCAACACTAACTTTGACGTTGACTAAAACAATGTCAGTCGATGATCCCGGTGGTGATGGTCCATAAGGTATTTAACAAAACCACAGCAACAGTCACTATTGTAAACCCCTAAGTCTAAAGGACATAAAACCATGACATTCTCAGGAGTCTTCGGAACTCAAGTCACTTCCGAAATGATCGAACAAACACTAACGGATAAAAACCTAGAAGGCACCAGTGACCTAGACATTCGTCACAGTTCTGCAGCCAGCAGCCTGGGCATTGGCACCAGCGCGCTTGAGGATTCGACTGCTGTCTCCACAACGGCAATCGGGGTGTCTGCTCTCAAAGAAAACACCACAGGCCCTCGCAATACTGCGGTCGGCAACCAAGCAATGCAAAGTAATACGAACGCGGCCAACTCGACGGCGGTCGGGTATAACGCCCTTGAGGTCAATAATGCCGGGCAAAATCAAGGCTTTGGCGCGTTTGCTTTAGACGCGAACACAACTGGAATCTACAACTGTGCCTATGGCTATGCAGCCCTCGGAGCCAATGTCTCAGGCAATTATAACGTCGCGGTCGGCGGTCGGAATATTCTAACAGCGTGTGTGTCTGGGGTCGCCAATGTGGCGGTTGGCGGTTATGCGACTTTGACAAATTTGGACGACGGAAGTTACAACGTCGGAATCGGCTATTTCGCGGGCCAGGATTTAGAAGGCGGCTCGAACAACGTATTGATAGGACGAAACGCGGGCCAGGATATAGTTGACGCTGATTCCAACGTCTGCATCGGCTATGTCTCAGGCAATGATATAAGTAGTGGTCAGGTGAATACTTGCGTCGGATTTAACGCGGGCAATACGCTGACCACAGGGTCAAATAATACCCTGCTTGGCCGGGATGCAACACCTTCAGCGGTTGATGTAGATAACGAGATTACACTTGGCAGTTCTTCTGTCACTACTTTACGCTGCCAGCAAACGAGCATCTCTGCACTGTCAGATGCTAGGGATAAGGACGAAATCCAAGACCTAAGCCTTGGCCTAGACTATATTCAGCAGGTCCGCCCAGTTGAGTTCGTCTGGCAGATGCGTGATGGTGCTGTCACAGACAAGAAAGACTTTGGGTTTATTGCTCAAGAGATGATGGCTGTCGAGGATGCTAACGATGCTGAGTGGGTTAGCAGTGTTCTGCGTACCAACCCAGAGCGCTTAGAGGTAGCACCTGCCCAGCTTCTTCCTATCGCTGTCAAAGCTATCCAAGAATTGTCAGCACAGATCGATGAGCTTAAAGCTGAAGTAGCAGCGTTGAAAGGTTAAGTAACATGAGTGAAATCACATCTGAAGAAATTGCCGTCAACTACGCCGCTATGGTCACCGTCGCCAACCGCATCAATAAAATCGTGGCTGGAACTAAGATGGCTGACTGCACGGCAGAGGAAAAGCAGGAGTCCATTGATACCTGTGTCGGTCACTTGCAGTTGATGGTGGGTAAAAGCTATTGGACTACTGAAGACATGGAACCCATAAGCGCAGCAATCACTGCTGGCCTAAGTTATTAAAGGAGCCTAAGAATGTCCACACGAGTTCAAGCGTCTCTAACAGACGGACAAGAGACAACAGCTGTTCTTCTGACAGCTGGCTCTTTTAACTTATCGATCTCAGGAACCTTCACGGGTACTGTTACCGTTAAGCGTAGTCCAGACAACGTAACCTTCTTTGATGTAGACACCTTCACAGCTCCAACGGAGGAGGTAGGTACAGATCCAGAGAACACTTACTACAAGGTTGGGTACGCAGGCACAGGCACTGCTGTTATCCGTATTGGTGAGTACCAAGGAACCTAGAAGTGAACCGCTCTATAATTGATTGGTCTGCTATAGCAGTGGCCGCTGGGACGTTCATTGAGATCTTACCGGCGGTCGCTAGTTTTCTATCTGTCATCTGGCTTGCTTTAAGGATATACCAAACAATCAAGGAGATAAAATCCAATGGAGGGCCTAGACCTTAGAACTATGCTCACTGTGGGCGGTATGTTGGTGTCTGTGGTATCAGCAGCTGTAATTGTACAGACCAAACTAAAGGGCGTTATAGAACAGCTTCAGGACATAGAACAAAGACTTAGGGCTCTTGACTCATGTACAGACAAAATGCACAGTACAAACGAAGTTATGTCACAACGTCTTGGGGTATTGTCTTCACTTTTAGATCCAAAGGTTATGGAAAGCCGCGCAAGAGAGACGGCGTCCATACTTAAAGACATTGAGTACATGCGTAAAAAACTATGTTCATAAGGAGCTTTAGCGATGGAGCTGGGTGTACTAACGAAGATGTTGTTTCTTTTGGTAATCACATTGCCAGATGGTTCTTATGACGCAAACGCAACAGAAGTTTCTGAGTGTCCACCATACCAAATAGTACACCAGATGATGAACCACAGGCTTAAGACAAAAGAGATAACCGCTTGGTATGCCGATTGCTCCGAGTTCCCCTTCTTTGAAATTAAGAAAACTCCCACCTAAGTATGATCATTATCCTGCACGATGCTCTCAGTGAACAAGAGCTTCGTAAGTTCCCCAAGGGCGTAGGACCACGGGACTATGCGGAACCTGAGATCTCTAAGCTTGTAGATCTCGTCAAAGAGTATGCAGACGTGTCCTCAATGTACCCAGCGTACTGTGTGGTCGAGCAGAACCCCAATGGTCACGACTGGCACACAGACACAGGGAACAACCAGCACATGACGTGGTGTACACATACAGCCACCATGTTGCTGTCAGATCCATCAGACTTTGAAGGGGGAGAGTTCTTCTTTTATGACGACCAACCAATCAAGAAAGCAGGAGACCTTTTAATATACAGCAGTGACGTTAAGCACAAAGTGAATCCACATACAGGAGACCGTCGTGTATTGCTTATGTTTTTTAAGGAAGGGAGGTGATCAATGTCTACTAGCGCAAAACTGCGTGATGCTCTAGGTAATCGTTTGTTGGCTATTGTGGCTACGGACGAAGAACTACAACCCGCAATGGTCAGCGCTTGCGTTAACTTCTTGAAGGCCTTTCCGCCTCCTGATGACGCAAAAGATTTACCAATGGCTCGGCAGATTTCTGCTAGTCTTGAGAAGTACAAGACCATGATGCCTTTTGCTACGAGTTCAGATGCTTAAACCAGAGTTTGTTGACGGTGGTCCTCATTGGCTATCCACCATGCCCGAAGAGGTGCATCCTGCCTTTGAGGACTTCCGCAACTTCCTGTTCCTCGTGTGGTCCCACTTAGGGCTACCGGAGCCCACTAAGGCCCAATATGAGATCGGACACCGACTTCAGTACGGTGTAGATTCCTCCCAGAAAAGAAGGGCCGCTAGACCACACGAGGATCTTTGGGACACTAAGGAGCCAAGA